TTTTTTATTGGTATGTTCCCAACTGACCTGGCAGCAATTGATGTGGCTTGGGATACAAACGATGCTCTTGAAGAGTATACCGTTACATTACAATATCAGTGGTGGGAAACAATAGATACAACAGACAGATCTTAGTTTGATAGGACAAATTCATGGCCTTTGATTTCTTTGGTTTTAGTATAGTTAAGAAAGAAGTACCACAGGAGGAGACACCGTCAATAAACAATGTTGTTCCTCCTGTGGACACGGAAGGTTCAATTGTTTCGAGCGGCGGTTATTTCGGAACACATTACAACCTTGAGTTTTCTTCAACTAACGAAAACCTACTCATCAATAAATATCGCGAAATCTCCCTGCAGCCTGAAGTAGAATCAGCTGTAGACGAAATCGTTAACGAAGCTATTGCCGCAGTTGACGACGAAGCTCCAGTTGAAGTTAACCTCGATCAAGTAAAGTATTCAGACGAGATCAAGGGTTTGATTAGAGAAGAATTTGAAAATGTTCTTTCTCTTTTAAACTTTAGAGAAAACGCTTATGAAATCTTCAAGCGTTGGTATGTAGATGGTAGAATTCAGTATTATATTGCTATTGATACGAAGAGTCCTGAAAAGGGTATTCAAGAGTTGTCCTATATGGACCCAAGAAAGCTCAAGAAGATCAAGGAAGTTCATCGTAAGAGAAACAAGAGAGGCGTTGAGATCATTGACAATGTAGAAGAGTTTTATATCTACAACGATCAACAATCTCTTAAGATTCCTAATGACTCGATCGCTTCTGTTACCTCTGGGTTGGTTGATGATAAGAATAATATTGTAGTTCTTTCTTATCTACATAAGGCTATTAAGCCATTGAACCAGCTTAGAATGCTTGAAGATTCAACTGTTATCTATAGGCTATCGCGTGCACCTGAACGAAGAATTTTTTACGTTGATGTAGGTAATCTTCCAAAGGTAAAGGCCGAACAATATCTAAACGAAATCATGGGTAAGTATCGTAACAAGATTGTTTACGATGCCGAAACTGGTGAAATCAGGGATGACAAGAAGACTCTTTCGATGCAAGACGACTTCTGGATTCCTCGTCGAGAAGGTGGTAAGGGAACAGAAATCACTACCCTTCCATCAGGACAAAACCTTGGCGAACTAGATGATATTAAATACTTCCAGCGCAAGTTGTACAGATGTTTAAACGTGCCTGTTGGGAGAATTGAAGACAACTCTACGTTTAACACAGGTAGAGCAACTGAGATCAACCGTGAAGAAATTAAATTCTTCAAGTTTATTCAGAGACTTAGAAATAGATTTTCAGCACTGTTCCATGATCTGCTCAAAAAACAGTTGATCCTGAAGAGAGTAATTACACCAGAAGACTGGGACTCAGAATTAAGCACCAGAATCTTCTACGATTTTAAACAGGACTCTCACTTCTTGGAATATTCAGAAGCTGAAATCATGACAAAAAGAATTGAACTTGCTCAGTCAGCAGTACAGTTGGGCGAAGATTATTTTTCAGTTGATTATATCAAGAAGCATATTCTGAAGATGACTGAAGTTCAGATCGACAAGATAGATACAGACAAGGATTTAGAAGCTTTAGAAGATGAAGGCGACGCGGGAGAAACTCCTACTGAACCTTCTGCTGAAACAGAATTTGAAGTTGAGCAACAAGCTTAAATACTCTATTGAGGAATATATGAATAAAAAAGAGGAAGCACTAAAAGGTATTATTGAAAACGCCAGGGACAACAAACCTGCTAACATTGGTCCTCTAGTGGATAAGTTGACGGCTGAAAAAGTCAAAGAAATTATTGTACAAAAGCAAAAAGAAATTTCAAAACAGCTTTAAGGAAAAGACATGGCAACCATACAACCACTCAAAGAAGATCAGAACAGATCGGTTCTGTTAGTTACTGGAACTGGATCGGAAACAGGTACAATTGTTGTTAATGGTGCTGCATTAACAGGTGCAATTAACGGTGCAACAGGCCCCCTGCCTTTTTACAATTTTCAAGTAGAATCAATTAATTGGTCGTTCCCTTATGACAAACCAGGTTATTTATCATGGCAAGGAGCGACTGGTTTTTTTGTGATGAACGGCACTGGCCAGGTTAGACTAAAGAGAGATTTTTCTTCAACAGCATATAACTACGTCCAGAGTCCATACTATGGTGCAACAGGCGTTGCTGGTAAGACTGCTTCGTATTACACCAGCACTGGTACAACCTGGGCTGGCGCTACTGGATTTGCAACAACTTCAGGTAACATTGTTCTCAACTATGCTGGAACAGACGGATATTCATTTGTTATCACGGTTCTCAAGAATACCGATACCTATGACAGATACTTCTCGGTGGAACCAGTACTAAGCTTGTAAAGAGGAATAAATGAAACTCCTAAAAGAAGTCACAGAAAAAGTTAAAGTTAAAGTCTTGGCCGAAGGTGTCGAAGCCAATAAGAAGTATTTTATTGAAGGCATCTTTATTCAAGGTGACGTCGCTAACCGCAACAACCGCAAGTATCCTATAAATACTCTTAAAGAAGAGATTGATAGATATACAAGAGAATACATCAACCAGAATAGAGCTTATGGTGAGTTAGGTCACCCTGACACACCAACAATTCAGCTAGACCGTGTTTGTCATATGATTCGTTCTTTAACACAGGACGGAAAGAACTTTATTGGTAAAGCTGAAATTCTATCAACTCCTAATGGAAATATTGTAAAGGCACTTATTGATGCTGGAGCTACATTAGGCGTGTCATCTAGAGGGGTTGGTTCACTAAAACAAGAAGGCACAGTTAACATTGTTCAACCTGATTTTAGATTGATGACTGCCGCAGACATCGTAGCTGATCCTTCTGCTCCTGAAGCCTTTGTTTCTGCTGTTATGGAAGAAAAAGAGTGGATGTGGAACAACGGTATCTTGGTAGAAAAGTCAGTATCAGAGTACAAGAACAGAATCAAGAAGTCATCTAAGAAAAGTCTTGCAGAAGAAAAGATCAAGATCTTCGAAGATTTTCTGTCGAAACTTTAATTTATATAAATACTATTAATTAAATTAGGAGATCTCACATGGCCCACGATAAATTAGCTTTCGAGAACATCTTTGAAGGCAACGACATCAACCCAGAAATGAAGGAAAAGATCACTTCACTTCTAAACGATGTTGTTGAACGCAAGGTAGAGGCTCGTCTAGCTGAAGAAGCAGAACACGAAGAAGACGAAGACGAAGACGAAAAGAAGGTTGACGAAGCTGGTTATCCTGTAAAGGAAGACGAAGATGAAGAATCTGAAGAAGAACCAGTAGAAGAAGCCGAGTCCGAAGATTCCGAAGACGAAAAAGAAGTAGAAGAAGCCGCCGACGAAGACGAAGAAGAGCCAGTCGAAGAAGCTGAAGACGAAAAAGAAGAAGAGCCAGTCGAAGAAGCTGAAGACGAAAAAGAAGAAGAGCCAGTCGAAGAAGCTGAAGAAGAACACGAACACGAAGACGAAAAAGAAGAAGAGCCAGTCGAAGAAGCTATGTCCGACTCCCAGATGAAGAAGCGCGACGAAATCGTCAAAGCTATGATGAAGGGCAAAGAAGGTATGAAGAAGCGTTACGGCTCTCGTTGGCAAGAAGTAATGTTTGCAACTGCTACAAAGCAAGCTATGGACGAATCAAGCTATGATCTAGAAGAAGATGCCGCATCTGAAATGGTAGGTAAGCTAGCTGACATTATCCAGAACGTAAACATCAAGCGCGTTGGTTCTGCTGATGAAAAGGCTTTCGGTAAGTCTATGAGCAAGTTCAAGACTGCCTTCGGTGCCGCATTCCGAGATCTAGCAAATAACAAGATGGCTGCTCCTGCAGTCGAATTTCTATCAAATCTAATAAATACTATCGCTACTGACTCAACATTGTCTGCTAGAATTGCTGGCGATATTCGCAAGACAGTAAAGCAAGAGATAGAAGAACAATATTCTCAGCAGATTGATAAGTACCTAACTTATGTTGCTGAACAATGGGCTGAGGAAAACAAGTTGGCACTTGAAAATGGGATCAAGGTACAACTTGCTGAATCGTTCCTAAAGAAGTTTGACGAACTTTATTCACAATTCAACTTTAAGGCTGTGCCTGAAAGAGACATGGTAGTTGAGATGACCCAAAAGGTTGTTGATGCTGAACTCAGACTTAATGAACAAATTGAAAAAAACGCCAATCTTCTAAACAAGATGAACAAGCAAAAGAAGGAAAACCTAATTAACGAAGCGACGAAGGGACTAACTGCAACCCAAGTAGAAAAGTTCAAGAAACTCGTTGAGAGCGTGACCTTTGAAAATGCTTCTTCTTTTGAACAAAAGTTACAAACGATTAAAGAAACTGCGTTCACCAAAGAAGTACTAAAGGGCGATACCATGTTAGAAGAATCAATTGCTCCACAGCAACCTTCTAACGAAAGAATCACTAAGTACGTGGATGCGATTTCGAAAAATCTCAAGTTTTAATTTTTTATAAATAAAAGTATAATTCTTTTTTCAAGGAGAAACAAACACCAAAATGTCACAACATTTAATCGAAAAGTGGAAGGAAGTTCTAGACCATCCTGGTCTGGCTCCTATCTCAGACAACCATAAGAAGGCAGTAACAGCTATCCTTCTAGAAAACCAGGAAATCGACGCAGTCCAGCAAAGCCGCATTCTTTCAGAAGTCAATGATGCTTCTGCTGTTCTCGGTGTAGCTGCTTCTGGCGGTTCCTTCGACCCAATCCTCATTGCTCTAGTTCGTCGCGCTATGCCTCAGCTAATGGCTTATGATGTCTGTGGTGTTCAGCCAATGAGCATGCCAACAGGCCTTATTTTCGCCATGAAGGCACGCTACGGTTCTGGTACAACCTCGAACGGCGAAGCCCTCTACGTCAATCCAAACATTGGCGCCACTGGCTTCTTCGGCGACGCAAATACAGCATACTCTGGTACAGGCACCTCACAAGGAACTGATCCATTTGATGCTGCTTATGCAACAGGTACTGGTCTCTCGACAGCTTCTGGCGAAAGTGTAACACCCGCTGAATTGGGTTTCACAATCGAGAAGGTTACAGTAACAGCCAAGACCCGCGCTCTCAAGTCCGAATACTCAATCGAACTTGCTCAGGATCTCAAGGCTGTTCACGGTCTCGATGCTGAATCAGAACTTTCAAACATTCTTTCTGCTGAAATTATGTTTGAAATCAACCGTGAAATCATGCGTACCATGTATGCTATCGCTAAGACTGGTGCTCAAAAGGGTACAACAACTGCTGGTCAATTTGACCTTGATACCGATTCTGATGGCCGTTGGTCAGTAGAACGCTTTAAGGGTCTTATGTTCCAAGCAGACCGCGATGCTAACTTTATTGCCCGTGACACACGTCGCGGCAAGGGTAACTTTATCGTAGTTTCTTCAGACGTTGCTTCTGCTCTTGCAATGGCTGGCAAGCTCGATTACGCTCCTGCTCTTTCAACCGACCTCAACGTCGACGAAGCTCAGGATACTTTCTGCGGTGTTCTTAACGGCAAGTATCGTGTCTATGTTGATCCATACTTCGCTTCCACCACAAACGACCTCATGATGGTTGGTTATAAGGGCAAGTCCCCATATGACGCAGGTATGTTCTTCTGTCCATATGTACCACTCCAGCAGGTTCGTGCAGTTGATCCTAACACCTTCCAGCCAAAGATTGGTTTCAAGACCCGCTATGGTCTAGTTGGCAATCCTTACTTCGGTTCTTCCGCTGGTGGTTTGGATGCAGGTACAAACGGTTACTATCGTAAGATTGTTGTTAAGAATCTTATGTAAACCTTTCCTCAGGGGAAAGAAAATCGGGGAGCCATTTGGCTCCCCTTTTTTTATTACCTCAACCCTAGTGCTGTTCTTCCTGGTGTCTTGTGATCCTTATGCATAAAAGTTTTATATCGGTGACAATTCGCGCAAAGAGTTTGAATATTTTCGTCTGAGTTATTAGAAGGGTTTCCGTCAACGTGATCTACTTCTAGCATGATGTCGTGTGCAATTTTAGCCGTGCAAACATACCCAAGCCTTCCGTCTTTGTTCTCGCAAAATGACTTCTTACCTTGTCTTTTAATCTTGCTCTGCCTAAAGTATTCATTCAATGAAATTCCTCTTTTTGCAGCTACTTTTTCGTTGCACAATCTTTTGTATTCTTTCAAAGTGAGTCCTTGACTCTTAGCCGTTTTAACTTCGGTGCAACGGTTGCACAACTTATGAAAATACTTTTTTCCATTGCCCGTCATCGAAATCTTGCACATTTTGTCACAACCAGCAGTCGTGCAGATTGGTCTATTGATTTCTTTGTTCATATCCAGTAGCTCCAGTAAACCCAGTGGCTCCAGTAAACCCAGTAGATCCATCGAATTGATTTCTTTGTTCATATGAATAGGTTCCTTATTACAGGAGGCTCATCTCAATTCTTTCCTTGTTCATCATGATCTTCCAGCGTTTGATCCAATGCGGAAGCGAACGAACCATACCATTCTGAAGTGCTTCTAAATTAAACAACACTCGCGAAGCCCAGTAGAACGAGGAATAGCCTGTTCGTACAACCATAATACCGTGTACAACTGCAAAGCAAATAGAAATCTCGGTTAGTGTATTCATAATATCTTTCCTTTTTAGTATAACCCTTATCGGACCTTAAAGCAGGTGACTTCAGCAACGTCACGGAAGTCTTCGTCTGAGTCGGCGAAGAGCATGATCTTTGCCAGTTTACCAACCATACGCAGCGACAGTTCGCGCAGCCGAGTATAGTTTTCTTCGATAAAGTTCATCAGATCCGAGGTCTGGGTTTCAGACAAGCCAAGCGTGTAAGCCATGTCGGTGTTCTGAAGAACGTCCTTGATGCGAAGCAGGTATTCGCGAGAAGAACCCATGTTGAGGTCGATGTAGAACGAACGAGAGATAAGAGCAGAAAAGTGCGGAGCCAGTTTGTTGCCCTGGTTAATCATCTGTTCGAAGTTCAGGTTGGTGATGAATACGATCGAACCACGATACTCAAAAGAGTTCGGAATCTCTTCGCCGCATTCGTCTTCGAAACGCTTTTCCGATCGCCATGCCAGAACTCTTTTCTTCGAAGAATCAAGAGCAGCCTTCAACAAATTTAAGGAAACTTCGTCCTGGAAAGCAGAGTCGCAATCGTCGAGCAGGATGACCTGGTTTTCTTCGCGGTTTTCCCAGAGAAGTTTATAAAGGCCAGTCGCCTTCATAAAGCCACGAACGGCAGTGTACTGAATCTTTTCTTCGGATTCAGAAGATTCCAACAGACCTTCAATCGTATAGGTTTTACCAATACCAGCAGGACCAGAGACGATCATTGAGCGAACGTTGCCAGCGACAACGCCATCAGCCATACGGTTCAGGGTACGGAACTTGCGACGTTGAGAAGTCAGCAATTCTTCGTCGGTCACGACAGGCTTGGAAACGGCAACAGCAGCAGTCACAGTAGTACCACCATTCTTGGTAAATTGAGAAATATCATAAAGGCCACGGTCAATTTTGTTGACGGTCAAAAAGCCAGGGTTCACACCATACTTTTCCCAGACTTCCATGAGATTCTTGCGGGTGATTTTGTCGCCGTACTTTTCACCGAGTTCGTTAATCATTTGCTGGCGGATTTCGTTAACCTTCATAACAATACTATCATAGCACGAAAGTGCGACGAACACAAGGACTTTATTCCCTTTAGAATCAGTGACTTGACTGCAACTCGTTGATTCTAAAGGGAAAGATTTTTTAGACTTTTTTAGCCTTTCTCGCGTGCACGTATGCATGCATATAATAGGGTGAAAACCAAAACTTTTTTTATCATTTGTTTTCAATGGTTTACGCACAAGTCGTTGATTCTAAAGGGAATAAAGTTCTTGTGTTTTTTGGAAGTCTATGCTATGATAGTTCTATAAGGTTGATTGAAACAATATGAAAAACGTTTATCTACCCACTGTCACGAAAAACGATTGCTATGATCGTCCTATGATGTCGATAAATGTAGAAAAAGTGTATAATCGTGGTCTGGCTGATCGACGTCTTGAGCGATTGCTTTCTGGAAGTGCAGACGCGAATTTCAGGTTTCAAGATCTTCGCGGATTCTTGCTGCGCTTCGGCTTTGGAGAGAGAATTAAGGGGAGTCATCACATCTTTAAAATTGATGGCGTTGGTGAGATTTTGAACCTTCAACCGAGGGGAACCACGGCGAAGCCTTACCAGGTGAACCAGGTTCGAAATTCTTTTTGTAGGATCTTTAATTTAGATGTTGGCTGGAATTGGTATTCAGTTAATAAAACTACCTGCTAAACCATTGATTTTAAAGTAAATAAAGTTCTTGTGTTTTTCGGAAGGATACGGTAGAATAATATTATGAAAGAAGGAATCAACTCCTCTCGCTTTGAAGAACTCACCAGTTTTCTGGCGTTTCTCTTCTTCTTGTTTGTGATGTATCTGTGGTTAGCGCTACTCTAATGTTGCGCTTCCGTACACGATTTGAAACTTCCCTTGCTGAGATCTCTCTTTTACTTAAAGAGGGATGGGAAATCTACGACTCAGACGAAGACGGCTACTGGCTGTTTCTCGAAACTTAATCTTTTTTGTAAGAGGTGATTTAAAATATGGCACGCACAAAGATTGACCGTATGGTCGCACTGAAGAATTTCGTTTTTTCCTTAAAGGAAAGGTATCCAAGAGATTACTTCTACCCATACGACCGCGCTACAATCGAAAATATTGCTGAAACAAATCCTATTGGCCTGACGATGTTCGCTCACGCAAAGCAAGGCTACGGAAAGATGACTCGGCTGAGTCGTGGGATGTATGTGATCCCTGCTGACTGGGAAAATGGTAATGCTCCCTGGGAAGTGAAAACGAACACAATTACCGCTACTGCATGAACAAACGCACAAAAAAGATCTTCCGAGATTTGACTTCGGTGGCAGCGGCTACTCCAAAGGTAGCAAACCATAGATTGGCTGCTGCTATCGTTTCCAAGGGAAAAATTATTTCCATCGGAAGTTCTTCTTACAAATCGTCGCCGTTTCAGAAGAAGTATGCTGCTGATGAGCACAAGATCTTCTTGCACGCAGAGATCTCTGCCATCAAAAAAGCTCTTCGATCTCTGACGGTTGACGAACTAAAGGCGACTTCACTCTATGTGTGCAGAGTGAAGTCGCGGGGTTGGGGAAACTCCAAGCCTTGTATTGGTTGTCAGCGAGCAATTGTTGAGTTCGGTATTAAGAACGTTTGGTACACTACAGAGTCAGGCCTAAAATGTTTATAAAGGATAAGGATAAATGACAACAGAAGAATTGAAAGAATTAGTTATAACCTCATCGTTCTTTAATAGTTTCAATGATCCAAATTTTGCTCAGAACTGGTACGCTGCCTTTTGCAACAACGAGTACAAATTAAACGACAATTCTCTTTATAGTTGTAGCTGGCGAAGTTCTGGTGAGACAGTAGCAGATATCAGGAAGCTTCATGGGTATGAAGAGGACTACCTTTATTGGTATTGTTCAGGTATAGTTTCAACCTATAGGTCGGAAAACCCTAAGACTAAATATGTAAGCGAGGGTGAAATTACCCCAGAGATCTTTAAATGTTTAAAAGAGATTGGGTTACAACCAATTTAAAAAGATATACGGGAATATGGCTCTAGATTGCTGGCTTGTTATACCAGAGGTCATGGATTCTATTCCCGTTATTTCCACCAGGATCTGGAAAGTTCGGAATTCTTGCAGAGTCCCTGGCTTCCGAGTAGAATACGGAGTAATGGGACTCGTTGACGTTGCTAACAAGGTTTTCTGTGTCTATGATGCGTTGGGCACAGACACTCCCAAAGAAGAGATAAAAGGGACTCCACAACGCATCACCAATTTTCGTGGGTGTCAGGCAGATACGGTTAGCTGCGGCAGTCTGTAAAACTGTTCGTCCTTGCGGCGTTTCGTGTTCGAATCACGAGGCACCCACCATTTGTCCTCGTAGCTCAGTTGGATGGAGCATTTGCCTTCTAAGCAAAGGGTCGCAGGTTCGAGTCCTGCCGAGGACACCAAAAGGTTAAATTTCTATGCCGCTTTGGTGTAATTGGCAACACACAAGAATTTGACTCTTGTATTCTTGGTTCAAACCCAGGAAGCGGTGCCAGGATTTTTATTATGAAAAACATTTACTTGGATACAGAAACTTGCGGCCTTGATGTTAAGCGTCACGCCATTATTCAACTCTCTGGTCTTATTGAAATCGACGGCGAGGTCGTCGAAGAATTCGACTACAAGATCAAACCATTCCCAGGCGCATTGATCTCTAAATCTTCCATGGCAATAAACGGCTATACAATAGAAGATCTAAAGTCGTTTACAGACCACGAAATCGTTTACAAAGACTTTGTTGGGATGCTTGCTAAGTATGTAGACAAGTATAACCGAGAAGACAAGTTTCACCTCATCGGATATAATTGCAAGTTTGACGAGGAATTCCTACGTGAGTTCTTTGTGATGAACTCAGACGAATACTTCTCTTCGTGGTTTTGGTGGCCTTCGTTAGACGTTGCTGTTATGGCAGCAATTCTTACTAAAGAAGTTAGACACAAGTTCGAGAACTACAAACTAGAAACAGTCGCGAAACACTTTGGTATTCAATTCGAAGGTTCGGCGCACAATTCCTTGGCCGACGTGAAGGCCACTAGAGATCTTTATAAAGTGTTATCTGGAGAATAGCTATTATATAAATAATTGTTTAAATGTCATCATTCACCAAGAAATTTGATAACCCTCTTATTGTAAAAGACACAGGCGATGGCAGGAAATGGGAGATCGCAGAGTCTTTTTCCTACCATGTCGGTTCACTTGAATCGGACGAAGTCATCACTGTTCCTGTTGGTTTTGTCACAGACTTCGCAACCATTCCTCGCCCCATCTGGGCAATCTTTCCTCCTACTGGTAAATACACCAAAGCCGCAGTTATCCACGACTATTTAACGTCAAACAAAGGCAAGATTCCGTACAAGGGTTCTGACGGCAATCTGTATTATCGCTATTACACCAAGACACAAGTAGACAAGATTTTCCGTGAAGCCATGGGTGTGCTGAAAGTGAATCCCGTTGTCAAAGGCATTATCTGGGCTGCTGTTTCAGCGTTTGGAAACAGACGCGGATACCTAAATAGTTAAGAGGGATATATGGCAAAAGTTTCTATCACTGGCAAACCGCTTACATCAGAAAAGCAAAAACAAATCGTTCGAGAAATAGAGAAGTGTCTTTCTGACTCTTTGTTGAAGAATCAGGAAGTGACTGAAGTAAACATAAAAATCAAAACCAACAAGGAGAAGTAAAAAATGAACACAGTAAAAAGAACCAAAGAACTCTTAGACGAGCAAACAAACACACCTAAGAAAGGCGAAGTAGTACAAGAAGCATTTCCTGTCAAAGAATTTAAAATCGAAGACTTAGCCAAGGTCGCTTGGAAGAAACTTTCCGCATCAGACTCTGAGACCTTCGCTGGTGTTGAATCCGATAATGCTAGAATTGCAGAGATAAAAGATTACATTGTTCTCGTAGACGGTAACCGTTTGACGATTGTTATGGAAGACGGTTCTGAACTTCTGTACGATTTTGATGAGATCAAACCAGTCAAATTAGGCGTATAAAATACTTATGCTATCATTCAATCAATTCCTACTATCCGAAGGTGGTGCTGGCGGTCACGTCATGCACCCTTTCGACATTGCTAATTCTGGTAAAGAGCTATTGGCTCTGTTTGACGAAGGCATTGCCGACATCAAAAAAGGCGAAGCAGGTAAGACTGGTTCTGGTTGGGTGAAGCTTGATGGCGTTAATATGTCGGTTCGAGTTGTAGATAATCAATTCGTTCTAGACCGTGGCTCTGCAAAAGAGTTAGATCTAAAAGGTATGCGCCCAGAGGATTTCGAGTTAAGAGGTTTACAACCTGGTTATATCGAAAAGGCTAAGAAATTATTCAAGATCCTGGACGCTTCCTTTGATTCTACAAAGTCCGAGTTGGCCGCTTTTGGCGTTCTAAAAGACCCGAACGTTATTATGAATATCGAGTTCGTGGAAGGTCAGACAAACGTTATTAAGTACGAAATTGAAAACTTTATCGCTATCCATGGATTGAGAAAGTCTAGCTATAATCCAGAAACAAAGAAGCGTACGATCTCAGATATACCTTATAGCGTAGACGCTTTGAACAAATACGTTGCTGCTCTAGAAAAGACAGCAAAGAAGTTTGGTTTCGAAGCACTCGGTAATCCCTCGGTTCAAGAAAAAACTGCTATCAATATCAACCCAGTTCTTTCAAAGCAAATTAAACTAAACGGAACAACAAAGACTTTAAAAGATTGGTTACTTGGTATTGAAGAAATTCCTCATAAGAACGGTAGGGCTGTTATCTTCACCAAGAACGACTATCTGAATATTGAGAACAGCAAGAAAACTGATCTTTCCGAAGATCAGATCCGCGACTATATCCTATACAAAGCAACAATTGATATCGGCGATGCAATCCTTAAGAGTTTAACTAGCAAGCTTGGTGATCTTGAAGGCCAAGAAGGTCTTATGATGAAGCGAAAAAACGGCGACATCTATAAACTCACAGGGAAGTTTATCTTAAAAGGAATGGAATCTTCTTTCAGGAAACCCTAATGGCAAAAACAATTGGCATAATTTTCGGTAGATTTAACCCGCCTCACAAAGGTCATAAGGCTGCGTGGGAGATGGCTTCAAAGAGTACATACTGGTATGTTGGAACAAACAAATCAACTCATGGACCAAAGGATCCACTTCCTTATGAAGTCAAGATCGAAGCCATGAAAGCGATCTGGCCAGGTATCAAAGACCATATTATGCCAGAGACTAGTTGGTTGACAATGGCAGCTGCTCTTTTCAAGAAGCACGGTGACCTGCCTCTGTTGTGTTTTACTGATGAAGATTGGGTTGTAAAGACACTAAAAGAGTACAACGGCAAAGAAGACGCTAAGGGTAACTATTATAACTTCAGCGTTATCAAGCAAGAGAAACCACCTCGCCTTTCTTCGGCTACAGCTTTAAGAAAGGCTGTTAAAGAAGACGATAAAGAAGCCTTTGCCGATGCCGCTGGAGTTGATGCCGACACGCCTATCACAATAAAAGGTAAGAAGGTTCCTTTCTTTGATCTCGTTAAAAAGCATCTTGCACAGTATACAAAAGAAGAAGTTATGGGCGAAGAAATTGTGAAGACCAAGAAGGGTGACGTCGATAAGATAAAGGCTGTTTTTGATGATGTTCTAACAGAAGGCGATATCAATTGGTTTTTTGAAGAAGATCTTCCTAAAAAATACAAAAGCGGATTATCAGACTCTACTGCAAAAAAGAGAAAATATTTCTGGAAGAAACTTGGTAAGTATCCGTTTTCAAAGAGCGATTATGATAAGGCTGACAAGGTTCCTGGCGACTCAAAGAAAACGAAACCATCGAAGTATACAACTGCATATAAAGAGAAATTCGGTGAAGAAATAATTGAAGAATCTCCTGTTGACAAGGCACTAAAGAACAAATCCGAAAAGTCTGGTATCCCTGTTGGTATTCTAAGAAAAGTATACAATCGTGGTCTGGCCGCGTGGGTTACAGGTCATAGACCTGGGGCATCTCAGGCTGCTTGGGGTATGGCTAGAGTAAATTCTTTTATTCTAAAAGGAAAAACCTGGAAAACCACCGACGCCGACTTAGCTAAAAAGGTAAGAAAAGAAGAAGTATCAGAACATATTGTAAAAACCAAAAAAGGTTATGTTCTTTACTCCAAATCAAAACCAAAGAGAAAGCTTGGCGGACCTTATTCATCAAAAGAACAAGCTATTAAAAAAGAACGACAGGTTCAGTATTTTAAACATATGGGCGAATCAAAACAAAAAACATTTACAGAATTAACAGAAGACATTAATACCGCAAATAAAGAAATGCACGAAGTTCCTACTAAGGTTAAAGAAACAGCAAAGCAAGGTATTGATCTTGTTAAAGAATACAAACGCGGCGCTACTCCTGCTGCGGTTCAGATAGCAAGAGATCTTATTACAAAGAAAGAATTATCTCTTAGCAAGATAAAAGCAATAAAAGCTTACTTCTTCCGCAATAAGACACAAGTTCAAAAAGGCGAGTCAGGTCATAGACCCTCATCGAATACAATCCCTTCTGATGAATGGATCTCTTGGCAGTTGTACGGTGGTAACGCTGGAAGAGATTGGGCGGAAAAAATCCTCAATCCTAAAAAAGATACTCAAATAAATACAGATAAGGAAAATCAATAATGAAGACCTTCCAAACACTCTTCGAAGAAATCAATCAAGCAACAGCTGAAGAAAAAGAATTAACTGTTGACGACGCAGGGCTAATCAAATCCGTGACCTCTAAGCTACAGAAGATCGTTTCAGATTTTTCTGAGATGTCTCCTGAAGAAGCAGTCGAACAAATTCAATCAGCAGTTTCAGAATTTAACCTGACCTTTGATGTCGACAAGGCTCTGTCTGCTATGCAGTCGGACGAACCTGTTAAACTAAAACTCACCCTCGCCGACAATGAAGACGATCCATTTACTATTAGTGCTGAAGACGAAGACGGCGAAGAGATTCCAGGTGATATGGTGCTTTGTGTCCACAAGGACGGCGAAGGTATCTATGCAAAGATTCATGTCTACTTTGACGACGAAGAACCAGAAGTTCTAGACGATATCAAGTTTAACATTCCCGACGAAGAAGAATCAGAAGAAGAAAAGAACGACGAAGCTGGTTATCCTGCATTGGAGAATGAAGCCGAGTCAGAAATCGAAAAAGAAAAGCCTGTTGAAAAAGATGATGATGAAGAAGAAACAGAACCTTCCGCTGAAGAAAACGATTCTAAAGTAACACGTAAAGGTGCTATTAAAGTTTATGAAGAATACACTGGCGGCACAAAGTACATTGTTGTTCACCTTAAACAAAACAAGTTAAAGGCAGATATCTTTAATCACAAGCTAGACGCATACAACCAAGGACTAAATATCGTAGGTGATATTATCGAAATTACACGAGGAGATGTTCAGGACACCGAATCGCGTATGAAAGAATTAGCTAAAGTAAAACGCCAAAAGCTAGCTGATGTAAAGAAGAAGATGGCAGCAAAGATGGAAGCTAAGAAGGTAATCTCAGATGCGAATGCAGCCGAGAATAAAACAGAATCTTTACCAGTAGCGAATACTGAGATCGTTAAAAAGCTAAAAGAGAAAAAGGGCAAGGATCTACCTGAGCCTGGAACACATCAAGTCTAGCTTGAATATCAATATCACATCAGATAACGCACTTCTCTACGCAGCCAGGGTTTATGACAATCCAGGCTGCGTAACTTTTCAGGAGTTCGAAGAGGACTACGCAAGGGTTAAGTTCATCAAAGTGCTTCTATCGAAATACCTAAATAATAAGAAAGTCAATATCCAGATGGTGCTGAATCATATCATCTGTCTGAATAACGTCTTTCCAGGCTGGGTCGCTAAGATTTTGTTGGCAGAAGTAGACAAGAATTATTGGAATCTCTTAGCCACTTTTTTGATTTATCTTAAGTTAATGCCGATTGACGATTTCTGGATTAATGGGAAAAGAATTAACGTAGAGGTATTCGAATTAGATGGAGAACTCTTAGATCGACTGAGGGAGCTATAATGCCAAAGAGATATAAAGTAACACGTATCAAAAGAGACATCTCAGAAGTCACTACTGCTTCTGTTGCTGCAACAGGCTCTGATCCTAACCCAGCAATATCGATTGAAAAGTTAAAGACAGCTCGCAAGAAAAATTATGAGCCTATGCCAGTTCTTAAGAGAAAAGGAAGCTAACCGTGGAGATTACATCTTTACAAAAAGACGTTCAAGACGTCAGGGTTCAAGTTGAGTTAATTAAAAAGGACATCTCACAGTTCGGTAGTGTGATGGAAAAGTTGGACAAAACAAATGACAAGATTCAAGACCTCATTGACAACATACACAAAATTGTGAACCTACACGACACACAATTAACACTTTCCAAAAGAGACACAGAAGACATCCAGAACGAGATCGAAGCAATCAAAGAAAAGATCTCTAAGCTAGAGAAGTTTGAATGGGCATTTATCGGTATTATCGGGTTTCTCTCGTTTATTCTGAATATCAATAACATCATGCTTTTTTTTTCAAGTAAATAGTTTATTTTAGAACCATAATATAGTATAATATTATATTGAGGTACCTGTTTGGCGAAAAATTATATCAATAACTCAGAGTTTCTAGTTCTATTAGCAAACTATCAGAAAGTAAAACGAGCAGCTCTGAAGAAAGGAAAGGATGTTCCTCCGATCCCTAATGAAATCGGAACGTGTATCTTAGAGATCGCGCGCGGCCTAGCACGTAGACCTAACTTCTCTGCGTACACGTTTAAAGAAGATATGATATCGGATGGTATTGAGAACTGCTTTCAGTACATTGATAACTTCAATCCAGAGATATCCAGTAACCCTTTTTCGTACTTTACCCAGATTGTTTATTATGCATTCCTGCGACGCATCTACACCGAATCTAAGCAATCCTATGTTAAGTTTAAATCTTTTCAGAACCACGATTTATTCACAAATCACAAGCACGAAACAAAAAAGCACGTCAATCTAATTAACACAATTATCAACGATAAAACACAGGATATTATTACCAAGTTCGAAGAAAAGATGTTGGCAAAAGCAACGAACAAAAAAGTTTTAAAAGACGACGATGAAATTATAAACCTCGAATTATTCATGGAGTAACATGCTCAAAGCTCTAATTACTGACACTCACTTCGGTGCCAGAGGCGATAACCCTCTTTTCTATGACTACTTTGACAAGTTCCTAGACAACGTATTCTTCCCCACCATCAAAAAGAAAAAGATCAAGAAGATTATTCATCTCGGTGACGTAAACGATCGTCGCAAGTACATGAACTATCAGACTCTTGCATGGGCTGATACCTTCTTTAAACGTTGTGCTGATCTAGGATTGGAAGTGGATGTTATCGCTGGAAACCACGATACGTACTACAAGTCCACGAACTCTGTTAACTCTCCTGACCTACTCTTCTCAAAGTACAAGAACGTGAAGATCTACTCAGAACCAGTCGAGATTGACAACGTTCTTTATGTGCCTTGGATCAACCCAGAGAACAAAGAGAAGACCCTACAGATCATCAGAGACACTGGGTGTGAAGTAGTTATGGGTCACCTTGAACTCACTGGTTATACGATGTTTAAAGGCTCTGTGTGTCATGATGGAATGAACGCAGACGTGTTCCATAAGTTTGAGTCGGTGTACTCAGGCCATTTCCATACAAAGAATTCTTCTGGAAACGTACACTACTTGGGTTGCCCCTGGGATCTAATCTTTACTGATACAGACGACGTAAAAGGTTTTCATTTATGGGACGATGAAACGGACGCTCTGACGTTTGTTGAGAACCCATACAAGATGTATTGGAAGTTGTACTACGATGATACAACAGCGTCGGACATAGATGACCTCTTGCTTTCTGACGCAGGATATAGTAAAATAAAGGGTACGTTTGTCAAGGTTTACGTCAAGGGTAAGAACAATCCTGTATTCTTTGATCGTTATATTCAGAAGATCAATACTTCTGAACCAGCCAACCTTTCTATTGTAGAAGATTACATTCCTGATAACAAGGAAGAAGACGCGATCTGCATCACGGAAGATACCTTGTCTATCCTCAAGAATTCAATCAAGGATTACTCTGATCTTCTACCATCAAAGGACAAGGAAGTACAGATAGAAAAGCTTCTATCAGATCTATATATCGAGGCATTGAAAGTTTAAGATGATCACATTTGAAGAACTAAAATGGTGCAATTTCCTCTCTACTGGAAACAAGTTTAACACCATCAACCTAAACGACAAGAAGACAAATCTTATCGTCGGAACGAACGGAATGGGTAAGTCGACGATCCTCGATGCCATTACGTTTGTTCTGTTTAACAAGCCTTTCCGAAAGATCAATCTTCCTCAGCTGGTGAATACAGTAAATAACCGAGACTGTATTGTAGAGATCTCGTTTAGTACTGGAGCGAACTCTTATCGAATCGTTCGTGGCCTAAAGCCAAAGGTCTTTGAAATCTGGGAGAACGACAAGATGCTGCAACAAGACGCAGCTATTCGAGACTATCAGGAATACCTTGAAAACCATATCCTGAAGATGAACTACAAGGCATTTACCCAGATCGTTGTGATCGGTAACGCAACGTATCAGCCGTTTATGAAGTTGTCTCCGCACGATCGTAGAAACATCGTAGAGACGTTTCTTGATATCGACATCTTCACCAAGATGAACTCGATCCTGAAGTCAAAGATCACTGAGACAAAGGAAAGAATCAACGACGTTTCCTATCAGTACGACCTCTCTCATGAGAAGATCAAGATGGCTCAGACTATCCTTTCTAGCTCTGAAGAATCCATTCAGAAAAAGATCTCAGACAACAACTCCGAGATCGAAAGGAAAGAGGTGGCGATCGCTGTAAAGAACAAGCAGATCTCTGACCTGAACGACGAGATTACTTCTATTGTATTCAATCAGGAACAGACGAACAAGGTACAGGAAAAAATCAATAAACTAAACGAATACCTGACTACGTTTAAGACAAAGAAGAAAACAACCGAGAAGGAGATTCAGTTCCTTGAGGCAAATGATTCTTGTGGTACATGTAAGCAGGTGATTGATCCTGAGTTCAAGGAAAAGAACCTGACGGAAAAACGGGAAACGGCTACAAAGCTTGAAGGAGTTATTAAGCAAGCTCAGGACGAGATCACGAAGACAAATAATACTCTGAACTCATACCTCGAGAACCTCGAAGAAATCAAGTCCAGAAAGTCTCAGATCGATCGAGTAAAGATTGATCTAGGTTATCTACAGAAGGATATTGATCGTATTGTAAACGAGAATGCTGCTCTTCTAAAGGAAAAGAAAGACAACCTAGAAAAGAACAAAGAAGAGTATCAGGTGCTTTTGGACGAGAACAAATCACTCTCGGATGCACGCGATAATCTACTATCCGAGCAACATCTGCATTCGATTGCTGCCGTTCTCTTAAAGGACGATGGTATCAAGACAAAGATCATCAAGTATTATCTGCCGTTGATGAACAAGTTGATCAACAAGTATCTACATCACCTGGACTTCTATATCAACTATACGTTGGACGAGAACTTCGAGGAAAAGGTAAAGACTCCTTCGCGGGATTCCTTTACATACAACTCCTTCTCGGAAGGCGAGAAGCTACGAGTTGACTTAGCTATTCTGTTCGCTTGGCGGGAAATAGCTAAGTCTAAGAACTCAACAAATACCAATCTATTGTTGCTGGACGAAGTGTTTGATTCATCCCTTGACAACTCAGGGATCGACGACTTCCTTCGTATCCTTGATGTTCTGACAGAAGACACCAACGTGTTCGTGATCTCTCATAAGGGTGACTCACTGTTCGACAAGTTCACGAATGTAATTCGGTTCGAGAAGGTAAACGGTTTCTCTAAGATTATGTGAGGAACTTCTCTAGGCTACCGTCGTCAATCGGACCCTTCTGGACTACCTTGCCGTTGACCATGGAATACCATTCCTTCCCAGATAAATCAATCAAAACTTGATCTGATTCGTCTTCTTTATTTGTGTAAGTAACATGGCCGTCGGCTCCTACAGCTGGACGGCCATAGCCATGATTTGCCATCAAAGCATCTAGTTCTTTTCTGTTGGCTTGCTCGTTAATAAAGTTGTTAAATGAGTACATAGTTCCTTTTCCTTATAGAATCTGACTAAGCATAATAGACATCGTATTTCCTCTAGTCCTCACGTAAGGTTCCTTCTTGAAGAAGTATTCTCCCCTTTTATTCCAATCCATTACAATAAAGTCTCCGTCTTCCACTTCATCCAAAGACAAGGCATTGGATATTGGTTGCACCAATTCTTTTTCTAGAACCCTCTTTAAGTTTCTAGCGCCATATTCAACCGAATAACCTGCGTCCACAATCTTTTCTTTGGCTAATTTGGTTACACCGAGGAACACCTTTTTCATTTCGCAATGGAAAAGTCTTTCTTGAATTTCCATCAGTTCGAGATCGAAAATTCTCTCCACGTCTTTTCGTACCAGCTGTTTAAACACAACGATCTTATCAATACGATTGATAAATTCAGGAAGAAAAATTTTCTTAATTTCCTTTATTATAACTGTTTCGCGTTCTGTTGCAGAAAGAATCTTCTTAGTAAATCCAATAGTATTTTCTTCTGTCTCGATTTTTCTAACGCCAATGTTGCAGGTCATAAAAATAAAGCAGTTTACAAACGAAACATCAACGTTTGAGTTCGTGGTTACAGTAGCCGTGTCTAAAATTCCAAGAAGCATATTAAACATAGAAGGAGAAGCCTTTTCGATTTCGTCAAAAAGGATTACATTTGGCTTTCCTTTGATCTGAATACGCTCCTTAGATAGCAAAGGTTTTGTGTCTCCGTGACCCACGTATCCTGGGGGGGCGCCTAGAAGCTTCGACAATTCATGGTGTTGCTGCAATTCACCGCAATTTATCACAACAGGATCGACATCAAAGTAGTTTCCGATTTCTTGAACAATTTTTGTCTTTCCTGTTCCTGTCGGGCCAGCGAAAAGGAAATTAAACAAAGGCTTTTTGGGGTTGTTTAATCCCACGAAGTAACGCTGAGATCCATTACAGATCTCTTTGATTGCTTCGTCCTGCGAAATCACTTTTGACTTTAGGTACTCAGATAAACGCCTGGCTTCGCCATTAAGATTTTTGCAGTCAAGTACCATCAAGAAACAGCCTCCTGACGTATTTATGGGCAAAGCAAAAGGCTCTCCGAAGCGAGCCTTTTGGATTCTTTCTGTTTCCGAGTGAATCGTACTCAGCTTTAGCTACCGCTCAGGCAGCATATGCATAGGCAACGTTATTGTTGGCCTTTATGTGTTTCCGCTGTTATACAGTAGTCGGCTACTGGAAATCTCCTCTCCTCTATTCCCGCCAATCGAAACTTGACACCCCCCACAAATTTCCACTCCAGAACTAGCGAATGAAAATTTGGAGGTGGTGGCATTGCAGCCACGTCTTGACAGTAGTCGAATCGGATCAACGATTCCAATTCTATTTATAATCCGAAAATTTCAAATTACTAAATAGTAGCAGGAGTAGAAAGTGTACCACCATAATAACTCCTGCGATTAAAACCAACTTCCTTGGTAGATTCTATCCAAGCAGCATAGCCTTCTTCTAAGAGGGATTTCGCCGCTGAGACTACGGTTTTATTATACTCATCATAATAATGAGGTACACTACCAGTGGCAACATGTACTGGAATATCAATTGGTTTCTTAGGCATTCACGATTCCTTTCAGGACCATCCATTCTTTCACGAATTTCAAAATTAGACCATACTCTTCAATTTGTTCAGGAGAGTAGGCGTTATCAATACCAATCTGATTATAGTTAGATAACCAGTCATCAATGTGAAATTTTTGACCCCCAATAACAACGTTTCCTTCTTGGTCAGTGACACTGATATGGTGAACAGTTCCTGTTAGGAATAGGGGAGTAGTTTTCCATTCGCCTCCTGACAACACACCAACAACTTTTGTGTTGCCATAAACCATTGCGTCACCGAAGACCATTGCGTTGCCATAGACACATGCGTTGTCAAAGACCCTTGCGGTGCCAGAGACCCATGCGTTGCCAGAGACACATGCGTTGCCATAGACACATGCGTTGTCAGAGACCCTTGCGGTGCCAGAGACCCATGCGTTGCCATAGACACATGCGGTGTCAGAGACCCTTGCGGTGCCATAGACACATGCGGTGTCAGAGACCCTTGCGGTGCCAGAGACCCTTGCGTTGTCATAGATCAACGCATTTGGCCCCACGAAAGCTGTGTCGTCTACAGTAGCGGTGTTCTTGACCCAACCTCCACCATTAGAGTGTTGATGCCAAGTTTCTTCTGTGGCATCGGGAAATAGCAATTGTAATTCTTGTAGTGTCATTTTGTAATCTTTATTAATTCAGAACTCAACCGTCGAAACTCTTCAGGGTTCTTATCTGTCATGGCTTGGTAGATCTTCTCTAGTATGTCTGAAACTTTCAGGTAATCAGCATACTCTTCTTGAGACATCCAGTTGAATGGTACGGTCATGGTTAATCTCTTTCAATATTGAATTCTTTTTTAGACAGCACTGCCATTTCATAGAACGCATCAGAACGCATCTGATTGAATTCTTTTTCTTTCATCAGAAGATGACCTGAATCCAGTCTTCTTGGGGTTGCGGTGTTTGTTGTTTCATCGGCCTAACGACGAGTCTTACTATCGATATGTCTAAGTCAGATTTATATTGATTAACAGTAAAATTCTTTGTTGCAATAAAGTACTCGCCTCCTTTGACCTCTCTAGGAGTCTCGCTGACCAGTTCCCATTGATTATCCAGATTTGATTTGATCTCTTCCAAAGTCTTCCCATAGATTTCAAACACTGGATCTTTCTTCCCTAGCAGGACTAGACGGGGAGCATCATACTGACTCATCTGCAACGCAGATTTCAATTCTTCACCCGCCAAAGTGACAAATGTCTCATCCCGTTTCGGGGGACGGAATTCGCAGTGATAATTTGGAATATAATACTCTTGAATTTTCTTGAGTACTTCTCCTTCATAAACTTGTTCAATTTTGATATCTTGGGTGTAGATGAGGTTCATGATATATTTCCTTAGTCATTGTGGTGTGGGTTAGGAACGAAGCCATCTCCGCCTTCCTGACCCTTTGAGCTCACTCTGAGGTATCCAAACGCCTTTTCGTTCATAGAGCAACTGTACTCTTAACCTCGCCAAAAGTAAACGCATCCCGCAAAGCCTGGACCTGCTGGCCTTGGGTTTTTGCGGCAACAAAGCCAACAGGCATCGTCAGTAGACCAGGACCATAAAAAGTCAATGCAGGGGCGTCAGGGTTAAAGTGGGTTTTCATATCAATCAACCTTATAGAACTAGTATAGCGCGAAGTCGCAAAAAAGGCTAGAACTTTGTTCGCTTTAAAATCAACAACTTTTAGCTAAGTCTTTGATTCTAAAGAAAATCTTTTTTTCTCGTGCGCGTTACAGTTCCAATTCTTGGTCGTAGGCGGCAAGTTCGGCGAGGACGGCCCGTCGTGCGGCTTCCGCGCGACGTTTATAGGCCAAACTTAAGCTTGCCGACGATTTCGAATCAATAAACGAAATTATCGTTTCGTTTTTCTGACGCATGATCCATTCTTGAGCCGAGACAGCCTTCCAACGACGAGCGTAGAAAAACGATTTCCAAGGAGTGTTTGCGTACAACGACTCAATAGAAAGAGCGAACTCTTTACGATCTTCCGTGAATGGAAGAGCCGTAAAAGAAGACTCCAACTCTGCTGCGAACGATTTTATACTCGATTCAATTTCTGTCAATCGAGAATGTAGATAGGGTAAATACGTTAAAACTTCAGTTAACTCGCCAGCGCGAATTATGTCAATTAAACTGTGGTCTAGGTTCGCGCGAGTCACAAGTGCATGAACGGCAACGTACTGGGGCGATTTAACTTTGATACGATTGAAATTGTTGTCGACCAATACGTATCCCTCAGAAGAATCAGGGGAGAGCGTTTTCGCTGCGTGTAAAATTTCTTCAATGTTGTTTAACGAATAGCGACGAACCAACGCGAGGTTAGCTACCGTATCAATCGACAATTCCTGTAACGTCACGTTGTTTCGAACGCCAATCAAAGTAAGCGAACCATTGTTGCCGCTCTGGTTCGTGACGATCTGATTAAACTGAGAAGTCAATTCAAACATGTAGGTAAATTTTGGATTACACGATTTAAAAAAGTAGCCGTTGTCTCCAAAGACCTTCCAGAATAAAGCTCTGAACGTGAACTCATTTACTCCGACGTTTCCTCCAGCATCAGGAGAACCTTTTGTTGCCACCCACCAGTTGCCGTCATAATGGTACATTATCATCAAAGACCCATCGAGTTTTTCCGCCACCTGAAAGTCATTCCAGTTAAACTGCTTCTCTCCTTCTGGGTATTCAGTGTAGTTAAAAAATCGGTTAAAGGGATACGCAACAACAGCCCAATCATTTGCGGAGTCAAGAATGACGCCGCGAGACTCAACAACAACAGGGTGAAACCGATTGTTGTAACAATTGATTTGGTTGTAGGTGAACTGAACAAGATTTGTAAATTCTGGGTGAACCGTTGTATCAATTCCAAGTTGTCGAACTGCTTCGATGCCTTTATCGCGAAGTAAAGCTTGAAGTTTAAGCGTTGGTGATAACATTTCGCTTCCTTTAATTAAAACTCGAAATCTAGAATGCCACAGTTAAACACAGGAAGTTTAAGCACGTTCCAGCACTCTCTAATCACCTGAGGGCGATCTTCAAATACAGCAATAACGTTGTACTTCCCTTCGACGTTCTTTTTGTAGAGATTTGTTTTAACAAGAGAATCCCGACGAGTATCACCTACAGTTCGCATGTGTAGCTCGAAATTTGTCAGGTTGCATTTATCGTGCAACCACTGGAAAGTATCGTCGTAACAGGCAGTGCTACGGCCAGAAAACACAAAGAGTTTCGTGAAAGGATTTATTGCTAACATTCCTTTAACAGCCATAAGCACATGTCTACGAACTGAGTCCTGGCCAACTAAAGACTCATCAAATGGGCTACGATTTCCCGAGTCTGCCAGAGTTCCATCGATATCAACAATTAAACAATCGGTTAGGTGATTCGGCTCGTAACTCGGGAGGGTACAGTTCTTTGCCATGTATTTGTTATACACATCCGAAATGACTTTTTGCCCAACACGCTTATGTTCTGGACGATTTTTGTCTCGCTTAACACACTCCCAATAGGACACATAGGTAAAGTCAACAAACTCAACCTCGTAACCCAGATCATCCAATAACTCCAACAGCTTCTGCAACGTCTTTGGATTTAAATGAGTGTTGTCAACAATAATGTTAACTCCGTTTTTCGCGCAATTTATGATCTGGCAAGTGCGTTCTTTGTGAACCCAATCCTGGATCTCTGGCGACCAATCGCGATGTCCTACAGTAGAATAAATTCTATCGCGGATCGCGTCGTCGTTGATAATGACTGCTTCCTTTTCCACTTGGTTTTTTTCAGCCCAGGTGGACTTACCAGAAGCTGGTAGCCCCTTTAAAACATAAGCTTTCATACAACTATATTATAACGCGACTAAAAGAAAAATACAAGAACTTTATTTACTTTAGAATCAATGACTCAATCAACTAAATCCAGTAGCATCTGGTACAGTTAAAGGTTTAAATTTAACGAACCTACCAACGTTCCTCGTGTGAAGTGCACGCTCCACAATCTGTTTGCAGACATCTTCAAATAAGATCGGGGTGTAGTCGATTTTTTCTACACAAACATTTAAATAGCGAGTATCTTCTAAACTGTTTGTGTGGGTGTGTCCGTGAATGTTACAACCGAAGTGATATAGATTGGCTTCATGTACAGGAATGTGAGTCAGTAGAAAACCATTTATTAAATGAGAGCCACGAATATCGCGGAAGTATGGAGTGTAATCAGATAACTCGAAAATATCACGATTACCTCTGATAAGAACCTTATCGCCGTTTAATCGACTCAAAATCCGCAAAGAATTTCTAGAAATCGCCACATCCCCTAAGTGATACACCTTGTCGTTTGGCCGCACGGTTTCGTTCCAGCGATCGACCATGAACTCGTCCATTTCTTCACCAGAAGAAAATGGACGCGCAGGAGAACCGTCTTGTAATTTAAATTTCGTACAAAGATTCTCATGACCGAAATGTGTATCACTTATTAACCAAACTGATGGCACAAGTACTCCTCGAACAACAGACTTCTATAAAAGCTTACTGTATATTCATCATTACTATAACAAGAATCACGTAGCTTTTAGGTATAACATGTTAATCACTGCAACCTTTAATTATAAATTCTTTGAAATGATTGTATTTATTTAAACGAGTATTTTCGCTTTTAGGGATTATATCCACAAATTTAGCTGTCTGAGGACAAACCGCAAGGAAATTTTCGACTTGTTCTTTTGTCATAACATTTTTCTCGTGAAACCAGTTTGGTTCGTCGTACGGTAAATTCGCCATTGTTAACTAAACCTCTGTTGGTTAAACAAATTTGTGTAGACCTTGACTATTAACAGTTTTTGTTTTAGTAATCTCAACAGCGTATCCTTCAGAATTCTTGAAAATTAGTTGACCTCCTCTAAATGAACCTGTTATTAAATCTTTATTAGAAAATGACACCATGTATTCAGAATTACCTGACGGTAAAGAAAAATCATATTTCTCAATTTGAATTGGATCCATGTAATATTTATAATAATCAGTTCCAGTATCTATAAAATTTCCATCTTTGTAAAATTTGAGATTATACTCTGCTAAGTTGTCACAGTTCTGTGGTTTGACGTTTAGAATATCAATCAACTCAAGCGGAGACTCGTTATAACGATTAACTTCCTCTACAATACCCTGTAACATATCGAAATTAAATTCAGAATACATGCTTGTGGTAGCGATTAGTTCATCAAGATGACGTTTATACTTAAGTTTGTCAACACAATATTCTCGAATAAAATTTTCATCAAGTCCATTATATTTTTTCATGTAGAAGATTCTACTGGGGCGATTCAGCATTTGTGGACTGATTCTACTAGAGTCGTTAGATGTCATCAGGATGAGTTTCTTGGAGGAGAACAATCCATCCAAAAGAGTCAGTAAGGTATTCTGTGACCTGTCGTTACTTGACAACCTGAAAACTTTTTCAAATTCGTCGAAAAATAAAACACAGGGTTGTTGAATACTTTGAAGGAACATAACGAACTCAGTGTCATCATACTCATCATTAATAAGGATAACAGGACAACCAGCCGCCATTGCATTTACACAAACTTTCTTTGCCAGAATGGTTTTTCCTGAACCCTTCTCCCCTGTCAACAATACACCAGTCGGCTGAAGACGTTGATTAAATGTGTTCAGAATGCGGTCAGCAAACTTATTGACATCGCCATATAACTTCTCTGGAATATTAAAGGATTCAATTTCTTCTAGAAAGAATCTCGCAACCTGAGCATCATATTTTAAAACGAAAACTTTGGGAGGAAGTTTTTCCTCGATGACATAGTTCGCTCTGTTCTGAAGAAAATATCTGCTACCACTTTTTTGATAAAAGGTTTCCATTATTTTTTTTCCTTACTTTTAAATTTCGTAGAAAAGAAAACAGTCTTACTTAACTATCTTTTCAATAAATGAGTTGATCATCGTCCGCTTCTGTTTTTTGTTATTGTTAACCCAAGAAAATGTATTTTTTAAATCTTCCATGTCGGTCACCTGGATCTTACCGATATCCTTCACCTTCTTGAAGGCGTCAGTCCCGATAATGTACATTTCATCAAACTCCATGACAGCCTTCTTTTCGACCCTGTAATTGCCGCTCATGTAAGGATCAATAAAGAAGTTCACAAACGATACACCCTTCAAACGCTTCTTCATCAGGTTCAAGAACGCAGCAGGAACCAGCAGAGAACAGTTGTTTTGGATAACAGTTCCCTTGTACTTCTCATCAAGATACGAAGACGAAACCCTTGACTTCGTTTTGGGGTCCACAAGAACGGAGTGAGTAATATTACTACCGTAACTATAGTAGTTGCTCATCGAGTACTTATCGCAAGAGTGAGTGTCGCCACCATCAGTCAAGAACACAACATTAACAATCTCCGCGCGAGTGTTACGACGGAAGCGATTCACAACAGCTTCCAAGGTATTGATAGCCATTACCAGCGGAGTGCCTCCGAGAGGAAACCAATCAATCCGCTTCCACTTCGGAGAGAGAAACAAATCAAACATGTCAACGAACTGCTTGTTCGTCATGTTGCTCGAGAAAAGTTCGATCAAAGCAAACTCATATTCGGTAGTACTTTCTGGCTTTTCTTTGAACTGAACGAACTCTTTGGCACCTTTCTTGATAGTTCTTTGATGCAAGTAACCAATCGCATGATGGTTATCAGTGAATCCGTATACAGAAGCAGGAATCCCACAATTACGGCAGAACGACAAAACTTCCATCAACTGAGTTAGCGTCTCACGGAAGTACTTATTCATCGAACCAGACATATCCAGGTAGAAAACGATCCCGTGATTTTTACCTTTCTGACGGACCTGAGTCGTGAGGAAAACGTTTTCATCAAATTTGTAATTAGGAAGTGCGTTCATATTAAGGCGGCCAGTCTTGAACTGAAGTGTGTTTTTGTACTCAGTCGCCTTCTTCTTCATATCGAACATCTTCGTGTAGTAAGCGATAGAAGCTGCGTGATCCTTGCTGAATTTCTTGTAGGAAGCAGCAATCGAACTCAAGTCCATTGGTTCTTCTTCGCCTTGAACTTCGGTGACTCTGTTGCAACCATAGTATTTATCAAACACGTGTGTCTTAAGGTACGTGCGGAGCTCTTCGTTGGTGATTAAGATGTTCTCAATAATCGGCTCAGGCAGTTCATAGTAAGTGTTCTTGACTTGAGCTTCTGTCTTCGATTCAAGAAACTTTTTCATCTTTTCTTCGACTTTGTTCGTGTACTTGCTCTCGAACGAACTTGCCTTGCCTTTTTCCTTTAAAGGTTCAGGTGAAGCTTCGCCGACTGGTTCTGATTTATTTGAATCAGTGGCGGACTCAGATTCTTCTTCTGATCCTTCGCCTTCAGAAGACTTGCCGTTGCTGCCAGTCTTTTGTTTTTTTTGTTGGTCTTCAGAACCACCAGAATCCTTTTGCTGACTCTTGCGTGTTTCCGACTCTTCTTGCATCTGGCCTTCAGGTGAAGACATCATCTGCTGGTCGCTGTTGAACTCTTCTTCACACAGACCGTAGATCTCGTTTGTCAACGCCACGACGTCTTCGAAGGTTTCGCAATTTTCAACTTTATTCACCAACTGCCAAAACTGATCGTCGGTTTCAAACGGAATCTTGCCTGGAATCTTGAAGTGGAAATTGATCTTGTCAATCAGCGTCATCTGGCTGGGATCAAAACCTTTTGTGAAAATACCACGTTCAAAGAGTTCCTCGTAACCAAAGTAGAAAACTTTGCGCATACCAGGATACTTTTTCTTTACTGCGCGTTCGATGCGTGGGTCTTCAATCACGTTCATGACGGTCTTGAAAACATTCTTGTTTCCGTTGAAGGATTCAATTGCGGAGACCCACGCATCAGAAGGAGTATAAAGAGCGTGACCGATTTCGTGGCCGATAAGCATCTCAGTTTCCATTTCACTGAGATCTTTCCAGGTCGGCAGGACTAGGGTGCGGTTTTCTGTATCGAAATAAGCAGTAGGAACGTTTTGCTGCTGTATGTCGATATCTTCGGTTGCCATTAACTTCGCTAGCAACTCAGTGCGTTCATCAAGCATACAACTATGATAATACGGCCATCGAAAAAAGTAAAGAACTATATTCCCTTTAGAATCAGTAGTTTACCTGCAACTCGTTCATTCTAAAGGGAATGTAGTTTTTTCGTTCACCTTATAATATGCATGCATGCGCGCGAGAGAAAAAAAGATCTCCTTTAGAATCAGTGACTTAGCTGCAAGTCGTTGATTCTAAAGGGAATATAGTTCTTTACTTTAATGGTTCGTCCGTGTTATGATATATGTATGAAGTTTGATAAAACGAAGTTTACGTATCACGGCGGATACCTGATGTACGGAACGCAGTTTGTGGCGCGATTCAAATATCGTGGCCCTGTGACAATGGCTCGCTTCAAGGCTGTATTGCTGAAGTATTACAGCACAGAAAACTACTTCGCTCGCTTGAGTGCTGGCGCGACTCCGCTGGGAATTTTGACAGAAGACGGCCACCTGAATTACACTAAAGGAAAATTGGTCCTCGACGGAAAGGTTTTGAACTAAAACCGCAAGCTGTTGAAAACAGGGCGAATATAGTTCTTTACTTTTCGCCTTCTCCGTTTTAGAATTGATATATTAAGGAAATTATGAACCCCAAACTGACTGAATTTATTGACGCGCTCCGCGCTGCCTTCCCTGACGCTGAAACTGTTTATCGTCCTGCAGTAGACCAAGTTTTCGAAGCAACTCGTAACGCAAAGGGACGCACCCTTTTTTGCACAACTCCTGAGTTCAAGTTGTCTCGTGGAATTTATCGTATTCCTAAGGTGGGAGAAGTCATTTCTCAGTCTGTAGCTGCTGCTCCTGTTCCTGTTCCCGTCGCCCAGGCTAGTTCCGCTAACGCAGAAATGGTTATGGCTCTTAAACAGCCGATCGAGTTCCCGAATCGTTCTCTGATTCCTTCTGTTGACAAGGACTTCGTTCCTTTTGGTGATTTCCGTCTAATCTTAAATTTCTTGAAGTCGGATATGTTTTACCCGATTTTTATTTCAGGCGAGTCAGGTAACGGTAAAACCAAGATGGTTTACGAGGCTTGCGCGAAGGCTAGACGCGAGTTAATTCGCGCTAACATTACCGAGACCACAGACGAAGACGATCTGATTGGCGGATTCCGTTTGGTTAACGGAGAAACAGTCTGGCAGGACGGTCCTGCGTTGGAAGCGATGAAGCGTGGCGCTGTATTGCTGCTTGACGAAGTCAACCTTGGTTCACCAAAGATCATGTGCCTTCAGCCGATCTTGGAAGGCAACCCGATTTTCGTCAAGAAAATCTCAAAGCTTGTTCAACCTGCTCCTGGCTTCACGGTAATCGCTACTGCCAACACAAAAGGCAAAGGCTCAGACGATGGTCGCTACATCGGTTCGAACATTTTGAGCGAAGCGTTCCTTGACCGTTTTGCTGTCACAATCGAACACGATTACCCAACAAAGGTTGCTGAGTTAAAGATCCTCGAGAACGTTCTCCAGCGCGAATCGATTCTTAACAAAGACACACAAGACTTCGCTGCTAAGCTTGTTGAATGGGCTGGTGTTGTTCGCGCTACCTTCAAGGAAGGCGCCATTGATGAAGTCATCACCACTCGTCGTTTGATTCACATCCTGAACTTCTATGCCTTCGGCAAGCAGAACAAGATGGCCGCGATTGAATATTGCACTTCCCGCTTCGACGAAGAAACCAAAGCCTCTATCCGTTCCCTTTATCAGAAGGTTGATGACACTATTGTTCTGAGTCAAGAACAGCAGGGTGATCAGTCGGTTGATGAAGACGAGCTTCTCCTTTCTAATCTTTAATAGATGTTGTTTCCATTCAGGCTGGGCTTCGGTCCAGCCTTTTTTTGTTGATAAATACGTTGAGAGGTTATCTATATGCCACGTTATGATTACTATTGTTCCAATGAAAAATGTGGGACAACCTTCGAACTGTTTCTTCCTATGTCAAGGGTAGACGAACCAACACAAAAGCCTTGTCCTTCTTGCAACTACAAAACAATTTTAAGAAAAACTGCTGCCCCGTTAATTGGCGATCCTGTTCGTATGGGCGTCACCAAGCCGCCAGCAGATTTCAGCAAATACGTTCTTGGCAAGATCAAACAAAAACACCCCAATCATTCTATGGGCAACACAAAAATAAATCACGCTAGAGATATCTAAAACATATGGCAAGCAAGACATCGAAACCAAGAAAATCAGTTGAACCTAAAATTGATTCGTCGTTTACTCTTAAGAATATTCAACCAATCAACGAATGTCAGAAAGACGTTATTGAGTCATTTCAACAAGGTCAGAATATGGTTTTAATGGGAACAGCAGGAACTGGAAAAACGTTCCTCTCGTTATTTCTTGCACTTAACGACATCATAAAAGGAAAGGGCGAACGTCCTAACAAGATTATGATTATCCGTTCAATTGTTGCTTCGCGCGACATCGGGTTTCTACCTGGAACGGTTAAAGAAAAAATGGCTGTTTACGAAGAACCATACAAAGGCGTATTCGCTGAACTGTTTGGCAGAGGCGACGCTTATGAAGTTCTTAAGAGCAAAGGATTTGTGGAGTTTTGCTCCACTTCCTATCTAAGAGGCACAACGATTAATAACACGTATGTGATTCTTGACGAATTCCAGAACTGCACTTTCGCTGAGCTCGATACGGTAATATCTCGACTCGGAATTGGGTCGCTTTTAATCTTTTGTGGTGACATTGAACAGACTGACCTTAACAAGAAGTGTAATGATGTAACAGGGTTACCTGACTTTGTTCGTATTATCGAGGAAATGGAATCCTTTGATATTATCGAGTTCGGAGTAGAAGACATTGTACGTAGCGGTTTGGTAAAGGAATACATCTTAGCTAAACGAAAGTTAGATCTAAATTTTAGAGACGAATAGGTGAAGAAATTTATTCATAAGGGATTAGAGATCCCTGTGCTAGAAACTTTTTATAAGGAAGGGCATAGATACTATGTCACGCCAACGGGCAACTCTTATCCTTCTGTTTCTACAGTCATGGGATCTCTTTCCAAAGATTCAATTGAACAATGGCGTAAGCGAGTCGGCGAAGAAGAAGCCGATAAGATCTCGAACTACGCCACTACCTTTGGAACGAACATCCATAAGATCATTGAAGATTATATAGACAATAAAGAAGGCTATATAAACTTCGCGAGACCTCAAGAGAAATGGGTCTTCAATGCAGCAGAACCAATTATAGACGAGTGTATTGACAACGTATTCTGTCAGGAAGCTTGCCTGTATTCTGATGTACTACAACTCGCTGGAAGAACAGATTGTATCGCCGAGTTCAATGGTATACCTTCTGTTATCGACTTCAAGACAGCACGCAAGATGAAGAAGGAAGAACACATTGAGTCATATTTCCTTCAGGCAACTTGCTACTCTTTGATGTTCGAAGAGATTACTTCTATCAGAGTCCCGCAAATTGTTATCCTTATGATGACATATGATGCGGAAGTTAAAGTTTTCATCAAGTCTAGAAAAGATTATTATAAGCGTTTGAAAGAGGTTCTAAATGAGTTTAGAGGAAATCAAAGAAGCGATTACAGCGGATCTTAAGATTGACAGGTTTAACCTTGTTGATGAGACATCCAGAACTCCTCAGTTGTTTTCTAAGTACCTTTCCATCTATACAGATGAGAAGCTGAAGTTAAGAATGTTGAAGCGGAAGTCGTTTCAAATGTACGCTGACCGCAGAGAGTTCTACATGGGTCAGAAACCAGATGATAAATATGTTGAGGAACCTTGGGACAAAAAGGTATTGCGCCAAGACGTTGACATTTACCTTGACGCAGACTCAAAACTCCAAGACCTAATGGATAAGATTTCTTATCAGGAAACAATTGTAGAGATGCTAGAACGCACTCTCAAGGAAATTTCTGGAAGAAACTACCAAATCAAGAACATGGTAGATATAATCAGGTTTGAATCAGGCGCATGACATCTCGGTAATTAGAGTTAACTCTGTATGGTCCAGGGTCGAGGCCGATCCTGGCATCATAAAAGAATTATCTGACTCCTTTACATTTGATGTCCCCTCGGCTAAATTTATGCCGTCGTTCAGGAAGAGATACTGGGACGGCAAGATTCGCCTTATTAAAGCAGGAACGAATAAAGTCTATTCTGGTTTGCTACACTCTATCGAGGAGTGGGCCAAGGAACGCGACTATACCTTCGGAACTGATTTAGAGTTTAACACCAAACCAATTCCACTTTCCTTCAACAAATGGTATTCTTCTGGGAATAGAATCGAACCCAGAGAGTACCAAGCCAAAGCAATCTACAATGCTCAGAAGTACAAGCGTGCGATCTTCCTTTCCCCTACTGCCTCAGGCAAATCCCTAATCATCTATACGATTGCTAGAAACCTTCTTTCCAAGGTCGAAGGCAAAATCCTTATTCTTGTTCCCACTACATCTCTTGTAGAGCAGTTGTACGCTGACTTCCAAGACTACGCAAACGGTGAATGGAATGTTGTTGCCAACTGCACGAGGATCTACTCTGGAATGGAGAGAGAAGACAAGCGTATTGTTATCTCGACTTGGCAATCCCTATACGATCAACCAGCAAAATACTTTGATCCATTTGATGCAGTGATCGGCGACGAGTGCCATCTGTACAAGTCAAAAGAGATCTCTGGACTCTTGGAAAAAATGTCAAACGCTGAATACAGATACGGTTTTACAGGAACTCTAGACGGCTCACAAACAAACAAGCTAATCCTTGAAGGCCTCTTTGGAAAAGTTGTTCAAGTAGCTTCTACTTCGCAGTTGGTAAAGGACAAACACTTGTCTCAGTTCAAGATTAACTGTATTTTGATTGATTATTCAAAAGAAGAAAAGGCTAAAAACAAAAACAACAACTACGAAGAAGAGATCCAGTATATTATCGGTGGTAAGCTTAGGAACATGTTTATCGCTGATCTAGCGAAGTCCACAAAAGGTAACACTCTGGTCCTTTTCTCTAGAGTAGAAACCCATGGCAAGATTATCTTTGATCTGATCAAGGAATCAACTGACCGCGATATCTACTTTATATACGGCGGAACAGAAACTTCTATCCGAGAAGACGTCAGAAAAAAAGTAGAAAACGCCGAGAACGCAATCATTGTTGCATCAACTCAGGTCTTTTCAACGGGCATAAATATAAAGTCGTTAGCCAATATTATATTTGCGTACCCTTCAAAATCGAGAGTACGCACTCTACAGTCAATAGGAAGAGTTCTAAGATTATCGGATAAAAAGGAAATGTCTATTGTTTATGACATCTCAGATGATCTTACCTGGAAGAATAAAAAGAATTACACTCTAAATCATTTCCTTGAGCGTTTAAAAATCTACACGTCGGAGGAATTTAACTACTCTATTAAGAAAGTAAATCTAAAAAACATCTATGTCGAAAATCAACTCAAACTTTGAAAAACGCATTCCAACTTCTGTTGATGAAGCTATGGAAGAATTAGATCGAAGGATCAGACTTGCTTCATTAGGAGAGTTATCAACCAGACTTAATATAAGAGTTATCGTTAAGGGAGTTCTTGAAGACTTAGTTACTGGATTGGCTAATAAGTAACTAAATATATTATTTTCGTAGAACATACTTATTGTAACTTTTTTTTATTCCTAAGTAAAGCGATTAGATAAAAAAAACCTCTTTACTTTTACATCCAATCAAGGTATACTAAATGAGTAGAATAAAAAAGAAAGACCTTTATATGATGATTGGAATAACCCCTGAGCAGTTGGTGCAAGATATCTCAGATATCGTTTATCGGAATAAGATGAATTATATCGATGCCACGGTATTCTATTGTGAGAAGAACAACCTTGACGTCGAGTCAGTAGGAAAGATCGTTCCTTCCTCTCTTAAGTCTAAGATTGAAGAATCCGCTCGTGTCAATAGAATGTTAAAAAGAAAATACAACGACATCTCTACTCTTCCTATTTAAGTATGAACCTTTCTGAGAGATCATTTAATTATTACCGATATTTCATTGCCATCAAACTTCATTTTAAAAACAAGAACTACGATTTCTTTAAGTCTGCTGGAAAGACAACCACTTCTGTATCAGCATTTCAAGGAAGAAACGACAGGTACTTTTTCGAGAAAATGGCAAAGGTTTTTAACACTGACAAGTTCTTAGACAAGTGCTTAACTGAAGTAAAAAAGAACAGAAACTTCTCTAGTCGAGATTTGTTTAGTCCTGATAACGAATCTCGATACCTGAAAAGAAAGGGCTACTTAGAATCTTTTCGAAGTTCGTTTGATAGAGAAATTTCTGATGTTGTAAATCATTGTCTTAAAAACAAAATCTCAATAAAGGAACTAGTAGAAGGAACTGATGAACAGAGACCGCATATCTATCTTTTATTACACAGAAATGTAATCTCAGAAGAAACATATCTATGTTTTGATCGTGTGTTTGATGTGTCTGTACATTTGGCGAAATTTTCAATGGATCCGCTATTAAGCGACACAGAATTCTTTCTAAAGAAATACTATCCGTTTGTGGCAAAGTATTTTCCAAGAGATTCTGAGCTTAAAACTATTTTATCCAAAACGCTTGACATTTTGAGCTGAATATATTATAATAAGTAAAGAGGTGATTAATGGCTGATCGTAATCATGACGAAGATGATGACCTAGATGAATTTAAAGACGACGATGAGCTATTGGGAGATGATCCATCAGAGGATGGCTTAACTACTATAAGCCTGAGTCCTGAAGACATCGACAATATCTTTGAGTCTGTATATCGTGGCGTAGAATTATTGCACTCGGTAATGGCGAACTTATATAAGAACCATCAGCAAAGGGTGGTTGATTATGATGTTTTGAAAACAACGCTTGATACCAAGAACGATGAGTTAAAGAAGTACAAAGACAAACTACTAGAAATTTACTCGCAACAGGCACCTAAGCCGACAAAGAGAAAAGGAAATAAAACAAATGAACTTTAAAGATCTAAAGAACAAAAGCAATTCAAGTATCAACAACTTGATTAACGAACTAGAAAAGACGAAGTCTTCTAGCTCTAAGTATATCGACGAACGTTATTGGTCTGTTCCGATAGACGAAAAGACTGGTAACGGTACAGCCCTGATTCGTTTCCTCCCTGTATCAAACGGCGACAAGGTTCCATGGGTAATTTTCTATTCTCACGGTTTCCAGGGTCCAGGCGGATGGTATATCGAGAATTCTCTTACTACTATCGGTCAACCTGATCCTGTTTCTGAAATGAACTCAGAACTCTGGGCAACTGGTATCGACGCCAATAAGGAGATCGTACGCAAGCGTAAACGCAAGCAGCACTTTATCTCCAACATTCTTGTGCTTTCTGATCCAAAGAACCCACAGAATGAAGGTAAGGTTTTCCTGTTCAAGTATGGTAAGAAACTGTTCTCGAAGATTCAGGAAAAGCTGCAGCCAGAGTTTGCTGACGAACAGCCAACTGATGTGTTTGATTACTGGAAGGGTGCTAACTTCCGTCTAAAGATCAAGAAGGTTGAAGGTTATCCTAACTATGATTCTTCTATGTTCGAGGCTCCTTCGGCTCTGTTTGACGGTGACGAAGCAAAGCTAGAAAAACTTTGGAACTCTCAGTTTTCTCTTTCCGAGGAAGTCGGACCATCTAAGTTCAAGAATTACGATGAGCTAAAGACTCGTATGAATAAGGTGATTGGTAATAAACCAGCAGCGGCTTCTCAGACAATGGCTGAAGCTGCACCGCCTTCGTTCAAGACCAAAGAAGCACCACCAGCAAAGGCTGCGACTTCTTCTGAAGAAGACTTGCCTTGGAAGGAATCTTCTGACGACGAAGATGAAGCACTCGCTTACTTCAAGAACATGAGCGACGAGTAATTAACAGGGAAAATAAATGGACTACAGTTTCTTATTCGGGAAAACTGTTCAGGAAGCGTGTCAGTATTTAAAAGATATTGGCATTCCCTTCCGCGTTTCTTCAGACAACAACATGCCGACGCTTATAACTTCTGATTATAATGTGTCTCGTGTTAACCTACAAGTAAAAAATGGTGTTGTACAAAAGATATATATAGGCTAAAAAAATTATAAAAAGCCTTGCCTTTTAGAATCAATGAGTTACAGCTAAGTCACTGATTCTAAAAGGAAATAAAGTTCTTGTGTTCTTCACGCTGCGCGCGAGGAATACTAAAAAAAAGTCAAAAAAAATTCTTTGACTTTGGGCGTTAGTACGGTATACTAATAAAGTAGTAGTTGATAAGCTACTATGAGTAGTTTAATTTGATAGGAGAAAAAAATTATGTCAAATCTGTCGCAGAATGAAAAGATTACTTCTGTTCTAGAAAGGGGAGGTTCGCTTACTGCTGCGCAGGCGCGTTCCCGCTTCGGCGTACGGAATCTTCGTGCTCGTATCTATGACCTCCGTGAAGAAGGTCTTGATATTCGTACCACTATGAAGGCAACTCGTACTTCTAGTAAGCCAGTCGCTTTCTATTCACTAGAAGCTTAACTTTGTTCATACCATGAAGCCCGAGAGCACCCAAGTGCTCTTGGGCCACCTTTTTGAGGTAATATGTTTTCTTATAATGAAGATAAACAGTTAGAAAAAATCAAGAAGTATATTGAGACAACCTATGGTCAACATTATGTCTCGACTGTAGACGGCAAACCTGTGCAGGTTCAAGATCTCTTAATTGCATCAGGCCATGCTGAATCGTTTTATGTTGGTAATGCAGCGAAGTATTTACTTCGATATGGTAAAAAGGAAGGTCAGAACGAGAAAGATCTGTTAAAGGCAGCGCATTATATTACGTTGCTCTTAAACTTAAATCATCCCGTGAAGTGATATGCAAAAATTTAATGGCCCTGTTGAATTTAGAAATCATATTGTTCTTTCTTTAATGAAGGGTCCGTGTTATGCAATCTTTCAGAAGAAAGATGGAACAGTAAGACACATGGTGTGTACCTTACATAACCAGTTGATTCCTCAGAACACAGAAGAAGATCCAACTGTAAGTAAGACTTATAAACAAAGATCAGATAAAAGCATTTCCGTTTATGATCTTGAGAAGTGTCAATGGCGTTCTTTTGTTGTTGAAAATATAAAGTTTTTCAAAGAACTAAATAAATTTGACGAAACAACTAAGAGTACCTTAAAGGAGAAATATAATGTTTAAACTAATTGTTGTATTCTTGATTTTTTCTGCTATTTCTTTTGGTCAAACTTATTGGCCTTCTGGTTCTGAACATTTATATTACAGAAATTATTATTATAATAATTTCTATAGAAACTATTATCGGAACCTAAATTATCGTTATTACAACAACTTGCCTGGGATCTCAGGAGCAGCTACTACTGCTATTGGCATTGGCGCTGGTTTGGCTGGTTATATTATCGGTTCTAAAACTGCACCGAAGAAACAAGATGCACCAGTTTATCAACAAGATGCATCGGTTTATCAAAATATCGAATGCAAAGAATTTCCAGTAAAGGTTAAGGTCGAAGGAAAAGAAGTTGACGCCAAGATTCAAAAGTGCCGTGTCGGTGATGGACCTTGGCAGATTCCTTAAATCTAAAAGAAAGCGAATTTAAACGAGAACAGTATGGTTCTAAATTCTGAAAATTTCACCAGCGAGACTTCTTCAGGAGAATCGCTGGTTGTTTTTTCTTCCTCCAACTCTGCGAAATTAGCACCAGTTCTCGCCAAACTTTCTTTCCATCCCAGAGTCTTTACTCTTGATATTGAGACAAATCGAGATTTGGCGGCTAACTACAATATCAGAATTACACCGATTGTATATCATTTTAAAGAAGGCAACATTATAAATACCTATAAGATCAACCAACTAGAAGAACTCATATGTACACTAAAATATTAGAAGGCGTAAAGGTAATATGCCTCTGTGCTTTTGTTTGGATTATTTATGACATTTCTTTAACTGTTAAACATACCAGTCAAGAATTAGTTTTAATCGCCAAGGAAACAAAAAACGAAACCCTCCAAGAAGTAACTTCTATCCGAAAAGATACCTTTTCTTTTCTTGATAGAACAACAAACAAAATAGAAAACAGGTTATCTTCCGTAGAAGCAAAAACGTTTAATCGCTTAGACTCTATAGAAGATAACCTTTTCGCAGAAGTTCGTCTCGCGCGCAAGGACTTAAATTCTCAGTTAACTGTCACTAATAATACAGTCAAGAACCTCGCGGAAGAATATTCTACCTTACCAAAGGAGATAAGGTTAATCGCTTCTAGATTAGAAGAACAAACTAATTGCGAGATAAACGAATTGTGCTGGCAAAATATGACAACTGATTTATTGATCGACACAAGAAACGTTGTCAGAGATGGTTCCAAAACTTTCAGAATAATAAATAATTCTGTACCGAAGTTGGTAGAAGATTCAACAAAAGTTTCTTCTGCCGTTGCAACTAACCTTCCTATTGTGACCAAAAATGTCGCTGAGACTTCTGATCACATTAGGAGAATTACTAAACCGAGATGGTATGACAAGTTCATTACCTATGGCCTGAGCGGTGCCTTATTATACGTGACCGCTTCAAAACCTTAAGGAGACATCATGAAAATAATCGATTTTTTCAAGAAGTTATTTAGTTCTTATACAAGCAAGAAGATCGGTTCCGTTCTATCTATTCTAGATAAGGTCGGTCCTCTTGTGGAGAAGGCATATCCTATTGTTAAGCGCATTGCAGAACTCACGCCTAACAAGACAGATGATCAGATTCTAGCAGTATACAAACAATACGGTGTGGAAAATTACTTCAAAACAGGAGCAGATCGAGCAATTCTTCTGCGCGATCTAGCAAAGGTTGTTCTTATTCAAGTAGAAAATATTAACCCTGTTGCCGAATACATTTTAAACCTAGCTGTCGAATTGGCTTACGCTAAATTTAAAGAAAAGTAGATAATCCGTGGAACAAAACTTAAAAACATTTTGCAATAGTAAGTGGGAGATCTTCGTTAGAAGTATAGCGAGTGAAGGTGGCAATATTATTGTTTTGTTGTTTTTGATTCTTGTTCTTGGAATTTTTGTTTTATTGAAATTTGATGGTGCCACTGAGCAGCTGTACTTTGTACTCGGTGCATTAGTTGGTGTATTAAAAGGAAGGATAGCCTCTAATCCTAATCAAATAGATATTAAAACAGAAAAAACTATTTCTTTACTTGAGGATAATTCTAAGGTAGAATAGTTATATAAGAGAAGGTTATTACTTGATGATAAATTTGAAATATTACAAGCTGAATTTAGAAGTGCGCGATCCTTTTTTCGCAACTTCTAATTCAGCTTGTTTTGATTTATGCGTACATCTTACCGAATACACTCCCGTAAAAGTTTATGATGCAAAAAGTAGTTAGTGATAAACCAACAACAAAGACTGATTATATCGGCGGCTTCGGTTTAACAGGGAAGTGATACATGACAGAAAAGCAGCGGTTTGAATCTTTTAAGAAATGGGTAATAGAAGACGATATCACCGTAGAAGTTGATTCAACTTATTACGAGTTCGCCAAGACTCCCGTAGAAGACAGAATCATCAATGGTCAAGCTGGTTCTGATGGATATATTATTTTGTACAAAGATTCAAAAGAAAAAAATTATAATATGTTGACCTCTCTTCTTATTCACGAATACGGACATGTCGTTGAGTGGAGGGATAAAGGTAGAGATAACCATAGTGAAAAACAAGCGTGGAAAACTGGTATTGAAAATGTACCAGAAGAATATTGGCCTCCCACGCTAAAAGAAGATTGCAAACTTTGCCTTGGTTCTTATGGATACAAGAGGTTTAATTGGTTAGATAGGCTCGTGACACCTTTGGCGACGTCTTAAATTCCCTAAATAGTATTATGGTCCTGAATGATGTATTTGAGAATTGCTAATACTCAAGGAGAATTAAATGCCTACTCACGGTAATAAAGATATTGTAACTTTTGCAAGTAAATACGATATCACCACAGGCGGAGTAATCACCCGTCAAACTGGCACGGATAGCTTTTTCACAAAGGCAACTCTGGCTGGAGACTCAATTAATTACGCTGGTCAAGAATATGTAATCAAGTCAGTTGACTCAGCAACACAAGTAACTGTTCGCCTCGCAGAATTCGGCGGCACAATTACTGGTGCAACAGGTGCTACTGTTTTCGTTCAGCAGAAACCAAAGCACGTAAAGTTTATCACAGATCCATCTTCAATCACTGGTCGTAAAGACGTTTACGGTGTTTCAACTGGAGCGACTGGCACTTTCTCACCAACAGAACAACAAGTATCTAGAACCTACAACAATCACCCACAACACGCTGGTTGGGTAAGAAACATCAATGGTTATGGCGGAATTGATTCTGTTGCAATCACAAATAGTGGTTCTGGTTATCGCGGAGTTGCTCCAACTGTTTCTTTCTCTACAACAAGAGGCGCAACAGGTGTTCTAGCAGCTTCTGGTACAGCTGTATTGTCTAACAACAACTCAGTATCAAGCGTAACCTTTAGCAGCAACGGATTGTATACAACAAGCCCAGCAGATTGGGTTGGTGGTGCAACTGGTCTGGTAAATCCAGTATCAGTTTCATTTACTGCTCCTGCAAATCTTGTTTATAACAATTCTACTAATGTTAACACTACTTCTAAGACAATCACATTCTCGACACCAACCTTTCTACAGAACGGCGATCCAGTAGTTTATGGTGGCGCTTCTGGCGCAACTGGTGTGACTGGTCTAACAGTAGGAACAACTTACTTCGTAAGATCCACTGGCGCAACTGGTATTCAGTTGTTTACAACTGCTATTGGTGCACAAACTGGCGCAACTGCTGCTCTAGTTGCTATTACATCTGACGGTGCACCTGGTTTCGGTGTGTTTCTCCAAGGTGTAACTGCTACAGGTTCGCCTTTGATGGGTGGTCGCTTCGGACGTCAGTTAAACGAAACCTTGGTAGCGTTCAAGAACATTACCAATGATGCTGCTGACGACGCTGCTTTCCCTGATACCTAATTTAAAACAGAGGGACTCTTCGGAGTCCCTCTTTAATTTATTTTGAAACGGAATGGAACCTTGAGAATCAAATCCCTATGGATGTCCGACCTGCATTTAGGAGCAAAAGCCTGTAACGCAGATTTGATAATAAACGTCTTAAAACATTTCGATATGGATTACATCATACTAAACGGAGATGTAATCGACTTTTGGCAATTGTCTATTTCAAGTAATTGGTCCGACAAGCACACCGAAGTTATTAGGGCCTTGTTTAAAAAGGCGAAACAAGGTGTGAAAATAATAATCACCATTGGAAACCACGACGAAGTATTAAGAGAATACGCTCCACTTCATTTCGGAAGTACAATAACAATAACAGATCGATACACCTATAAATCTATCTCACACGGCGAGATACTTTTTGTTCACGGAGACATATTCGACTTCGTTATCAGATCTCATAAATGGTTGGCTAGAATAGGATCTGTTTTATATGACGGTTTAGTTTACGTCAATCACTACTACAATAAATTAAGAAAAATGTTCGGACTTGATTATTGGTCGTTATCTAAGTATCTAAAAGAACAGACCAAGAAAAAAATTGGAATACTATCAAAGTTCGATAGTTTCGTTGTAGATTATGCAAAGAAAAAGGGTTTTGCAACTGTTTCCGCAGGTCATATTCACATACCAGAATACAAGACAATAGATGATATCCTGTATATCAACACAGGGGATATGTGCGAGACAGGTTCTTTTGTTATAGAACATATGAGTGGAAAAATTAATTTAGTGAAAAATTTCAATAAATTTGTGAAAAGACACGAATAGTTATATAATAAATATAGGTGAAGATGCCTTCGGGGTCTTCTACTTAAATCTCGCTTAAATGGAGAAAATAAAATGACTGCAACAAAGACATACACACTTACTTCTGGTTCGAATACCGCTGTTGGTAATACGACTGGAACATACCTCTCAGGTGGAAGTTCAACGGATTGGGATACAAACATCTGGAATTACTTCCCGATTTATTCAAACCAACTGGCTGCTTATTGGAATGAGCAAGCCAAGACTTCTGGCACCTTTCCTCCTTACAATCTATTAAAGAACAGTGACAATTCAGAATTCGTTCTTTCTTTAGCAGTAGCTGGTTTCTCACCTGATGAATTAGATGTTACCGTAAAGGATAGCAAATTGATCATCACTGGTAATGTAGAATCCAAGGATTTACCTGAAGGTTTTAGTTATGCTCATAAGGGTATTGCCGAACGTTCCTTCACTAAAGCGTTTACTCTTCACGAGTACGTCGAGGTAAAGGAAGTGACCTTTAAGAACGGAATGCTAGAAGTTAAGTTACAACTAGTGCTTCCTGAAAACAAAAGGCCAAAGAAGTTCCAAATCACTTCTAAATAATCATATGTGAATCGAGGGAGGTTCTTCCTCCCTCGAATTTTTAAAAAGGACAAATTATGATCAAAGACAAAATTGAAGAAGTGCTGTATGATATCAAAGACGCGTACAGGAATATCAAATACTTCTTCCGATATCGTTTCACCGATAAGTATCACATTGTAGATACCAAACTCAAACCAGGTTATTATGACATTGATATGAGAATGCTACATGCAAATTTCTCGCTGCTTGTAGATTATGTGGAAGTTGAACTTGCTCACCTTCATACTTGTTGCGTCCAAGATGAATATGAAAAGTTGACATGGTGGCAGAAAAAGTTCGGAGTTCGTTCTGCTGATCTTGGATTGCGTTATTTGGATTTTAAACTAGACAAGAATGATGACCACTACTCTAGATCAAAAGCTAAAGAATGCAAACTCATTAAGGATCTGTATCACTGGTGGACTGTAACTCGTCCTAGCAGAAAAGATGCGTATGAAAAATATTACGAATTATCAAAACGAGTCGATATGAAAACTCTCCGAACTGATTATTTTTTAGATACTCAGAAAGTAGAAGACGCAGAACAAAGTTCTATTTTAAATGAGTTAAGAGAAACTCTGGATCATTGTCATGAGATCGACCAACAATACGAAAAGGAAGACGAGAAGAATCTGATAGCTTTAATCAAAATCAGAGGATCTCTCTGGACATAGATATGGATAACAAATTACAACCCATCCTGGACGCATTTGTTGCTTGTGGAATAACTGATAAGTTTCTTCAAAAGGCAATCATTGCCAACATGAAGAAAGAATGCGGTCTGGTTCCAAAAGAAGAAAACCTCAATTACTCAAAGACTGGCAACCCAAGGATTCGTTCTATCTTTGGTTCAAGAGTAGCTAGTCTAACAGATGAAGAATTAAACGCAGCAAAGGCAAATCCAGAAGTATTCGCTGAGTTGATCTATGGTTCTGGTAATTCTATTGGTAAGTCCATGGGCAACACCGAACCTGGTGATGGTTGGAAGTATCGTGGTCGCGGATATATTCAGCTAACAGGAAAGAACAATTACAAATACTTTGGTGACCTATCTGGGTTTGATATCGTTGAGAACCCAGACTGGCTCGTAAACAATCCTTCTTTGTCTGCTATGGTTTCTGTAAATTTTGTCAAGTACGGCCTAAAGAACAATCTTACATTTACAGATCAAAAGTCAGCGAACAAAGCAGTTACACAAATAATTGGTGGCAGAGGTTTAAATCTAAACACAGGTTATGGTGCTGAATTGTTGGCCAAAGTAAATCAATATTCAGAAGAAATAATTCTAGCTTAACAATCAACTTCATACTATAATATAATAGTGAACCATTATACCAATGTACAGGCTTGGGGTAACAAGCTATTCGTTCGTAAAGTAGAAAATGGAAGTCGGTTCAATGAAGAAGTAACTGACTTCCATCCTCCCATCTGGGTTCCTGCCAAATCTAAGACTTCCAATACTAAATTTAAAAATCTATCTGGTTATCCCGTAGAACAGTTCGACGCAGGTTCGATCAAAGAAACAAAAGAGTTTATCGAGTCAAACAAAGGCGTTGATAACTTCTCGGTCTACGGCGACATCCAACCTCCTTACCAATACATTTCGCAGAACTATCCGTCTGATATTCATTGGGATCTCTCTAATATCGTGATCGCATATCTTGATATCGAGACGGAGTGTGAGAACGGCTTTCCTGATATCGCATCCGCTTCTGAAGTAGTCAACGCCATCGCGATTAAGTTCACGAACCAATCTAAACAGATTGTATTTGGATGCGGTGAATATAATCGTATGAACACAGGAAACTTTGATTACGTAAAGTGTTCTTCGGAACATGAGTTACTAGAGAAGTTCATGAAAGTATGGCGCGACAACTGCCCAGATATTATTACAGGCTGGAACGTTAAGTTCTTCGATATCCCTTACCTCACGAACCGCATCACGAAACTGTTCGGTGACACAAAGGCTTCTTATCTTTCACCTTGGCGTATTCTAAAACCACGCGAAATTGAGATCATGGGAAGAACACAATCTACTTATGAAATCTTCGGCATCTCAGTTCTTGATTACATTGACCTGTACAAGAAATTCACCTACACAAATCAAGAGAGCTACAAGCTAGATCACATTGCTTCGGTTGAGCTTGGTGTAAAGAAGATTGATTATTCTGAATACGGTTCGCTTCATCTTCTTTACAAGAATGACTGGGAAAAGTTTATTGATTACAACGCTCATGACATTACTCTTGTAGAAGCGTTAGAAGATAAGATGAAGTTGATCGAGCTTGCGATCACCATGGCTTATGACGCCAAGGTAAACTTTGATGACGTGTTCGGTCAGGTTCGTATGTGGGACGTTATCATCTACAACCATCTACTCAAGAAGGGTTATGTTATTCCTTCTCGCAAAGAGTCAAAAAAGACTTCGATTGAAGGTGCGTTCGTTAAAGACCCGATGGTAGGTTTCCATAACTGGGTCGTGTCATTTGATTTAACATCTCTATATCCGATGTTAATTCAGCAGTACAATATCTCGCCTGAGTGTTTAGTAGAAAATAGTTTTAAAAACTTGGATATCAACAAACTAGTTGAGAAGAAGCTAGATACTTCTTGGGCTAAAAATCAAAACGTTTGTGTTACAGCAAACGGTCATATGTTTGATCGTACTGCGAGAGGATTTTTACCTGAGTTGATGGCATGGATGTTCGATCAACGTAAGGAATATAAAAAGAAGCAACTCTTTGTTGAAAAAGAATTAGAAGCTAAGAAACACGAGCTAAACGCAGTTGAACTAAAGAAATACACAAACGAGATTTCAAAATACAAAAATCTGCAGATGGCGAAAAAGATTGCTTTAAACTCTGCGTATGGTGCTATGGGTAATCAATACTTCAGGTTTTTCGATTCAAGGTTGGCAGAAGCGATCACTGTTTCAGGACAGTTGTCAATTCGCTGGATTGAGAGGAAGTTAAATGAGTATTTCAATAAGTTGCTTGGCAGTAATCGCGATTACATTATTGCTGTTGATACAGATTCAGTCTATATTGACTTCGATCCGATCGTCACTAAATTTGTTAAAAACAAAAATAAGGAACAAACAATTAACCTGATCGATAAGATCTGCGAAGATCAAATCGGTCCTTACATTGACAAGTCATATGCTGAGCTTGCTGAGTATATGAATGCGTTTGATAACAAGATGTCGATGAAAAGAGAATCAATCGCGGATCGTGGTATCTGGACTGCAAAAAAGCGTTACATTCTTCACGTTCATGACTCAGAAGGTGTTCGTTATTCTGAACCAAAGTTAAAGATCATGGGTATTGAAGCAGTGCGTTCTTCTACACCTGGGTCTTGTCGTTCTAAGATCAAAGACGCGCTAAAGATTATTATGACAAAAGAAGAAGACGATTTGATTCAGTTCGTGTCTGCCTTTAAACAATCTTTCTTTAAAATGAAACCAGAAGAAATTTCTTTTCCAAGAACTGTTAATGGGTTAGCGAACTATCGCGACAGAACTAACATTTACAAGAAGGCAACACCAATCCACGTTCGAGGATCCCTAATTTACAACCATCTTCTTGATAAGCTTGATCTGACCAATACATACTCTACCATTAACGAAGGCGAGAAGATTAAATTTATTTACCTTAAGAAGCCTAATGTTATTCAAGAAGACATTATTTCGTTTTCTTCTAATTTGCCTAAAGAGTTTATGTTAAACGAATCAATTGATTACGAGAAGCAATTTGAGAAAACATTTCTAGATCCTCTAACATTGATTTTGGGAGTTATAGGTTGGAACCATAAAAAGATATCAACGCTTGACTCTTTTTTC